GCTTCTGTCCCTGAAATGGAAGCGGCGCTGAAAGATATAGTTTCTTCATAAATTTTGTTTTTAGTGGCTTGCAAAGGTCGGCATATTGCTCAAAGAGAAAGAATTTTCATCTGTAATCATACTGCAAATACATTACACTCACGGTTCATCCGTTTAATAAGACTGTACACGGTACGCTCACTCACGGCGTAGCGGGNGCTTCTGTCCCTGAAATGGAAGCGGTGCTGAAAGATATTGTTTCTTCATTATTTTTGTTTTTTAGTGGCTTGCAAAGGTCGGCATATCCCGTAAAGAGAAAGAATATTCATCTACAATCATACTGCAAATATATTACACTCACGGTTCATCCGCTTTATAAGGCTATACACAGTACGCTCACTCACGGCGTAGCGGGTTGACAACACCAACACGATATAGGATACTTTCTCACCGTGCCGACGTAGTTCTGTATAATCATTGTAAAGGTCTATATACCGTTCGTCTTTCAGGCGTATACCGGCCTCGCGAAGCCTTTTTATCAATTCCCTGTTAAATTTCAAGATGTCTATTATCTTCATAATCATATTTTTTGTATCTTTGCATCATCTCACTTACATAAGCGCAAAAAAAAGAAGTGCCGCGACAAGGGTATTTGCCCCCGGTCGTGCGGTACTTCGTATTGCGTTAATATGTAGGTGAGATGACTATTAACAGGCCGGGGGCTTCTTTTTTCTACCCCCCGGGATGATTATTAAATTGGCTATATACTACATCGTAAGCCAATCAAGTTTTTCTGCATCTTCGAACGTTCTGTCCGAACCTTTGTACGCTTTGAGGAGTTCTGCAGCATCGAGCGGGTCGATTTTAACTTCAACCTCTTTTTCAGCTAACGATTTAAGATACTCCTCGCCTTTTTTGTTCCACGCAGCAAACCAGGTATTGATTTCAGAGATTTCCTGCTTTTCAGCATCAGTCATACTGCGCACCTCTTCCTTTGCCCGTCGCTCAAGTTCCTGCGCCTCTTTCACTCGCTGTTGCATCTTCTCAAACTCTTCGTCCTGAAGTGTTGCTCGTACCTCCTCGATATCTTTGTCGTAGGCCTCCGCAATAGGGCGTAAAACTTTGAGGTCCTTCCATATTGCGAGCATGGCTTCATTGCTCATACCCCCCACTTTCAACGCCTTTAATGCTCTGTAGGCTTCAACTGCCTTAATCGTTTTTACTTTCATTTTTACTTTAATTCTTACTAAATTACTTTGTTATTTACTTTCCTTTTGCTTCTGTTGCATTGACTGTGCCGAGCTTCGCTGCGTTAGCTTTGCAGTACTTCACGAAGTGCGTCACGTCGGTGACCACGCTGATGATTTCGTCTTCGTCAGTAGTCAGGTAACTGATGTTGATACCTCCGAAATGCGCGAAAGTCGCGAGCAGTTCCTTGTTACCCTCGTTGCTGCTTACACTTCCGTTTTCGATGTTTGCATACTTGTCGTTTTCAACCGAAACGACGGCCTTGATAGTCGTACCTGTACCTACTGCTTCAACGCTCGCCTTGAAGCCTGCAATTGCTTTTACTTTTACTTCCATAGTTGTATTTTTTATTGAATTAGTTTATTTGAAGAACATATATTTCCTGCGTTATGCCCATAAAGGTATATTCTATCTTGTAGTGTTGCCCCTCTTTCAAGTCATCAAAGATATGCGTGTACTCCTTGCCCGCTTCGAGGTTTGCAAACGTGTAAGCCTGCTCGCCTGCCTGCATCTGTGAGCCGAGTTTGCTTGATGTAAATCTTAGAATTATATCTAAGTCTTTATTATTAGAAGTGCGTTTATAACTGTCTTTTATCTTAACCTCTACAACAATACTTCCCTTGATAGCCTCGCGCGCTGTGATAGTGAAGTATTCCTTTATTTGCTGTTCATTATAAATAATGCTCACCGCAGTCGGCTGAAAATCTATAATTGAAAAGTATTTTGCCTGTACTGGAGGGGTATTGAATGCGAGAGCAGAGGAGCATAAAAAGATGTAGGCCTTGTAATTGCCTACCGCAAGATTGCCGTTTCCTATTTCGACCAACGACCCTCCGTCCTTAAGCGGAGTTTCCGAGGTTTTGAAATAAGCAATCTGCCCCGCATTGTTTTTCAGTGCAAGGCCGAAATACGCTTCCGACAGCACGCCGAGGTCTTTCATTGTCAGTTCGTATTCAAGCCCCGCGTTTTTCATCATCATAACAGCTACAACGCTGCCGCTCTCGTGCGTCTTGCTCGTGATAGTCGGAGCCTTGAAAGGTGCAGTCGCAGCGTGCTTGTAGCCTATAAAATCAGACAGACGGTAAGGACATGCAAAGGTAGTACCTACTTTCACGTGCTCCCAGTCAGCCTTACCTTTATCGTATAAATCCGTAAGGCTTTGTAAACTGCTGCTGTGTGCGACTTTCATGCCACAGATGCCGTCTTCCTCAAAATTTGCGCCCTTGAACCACGTCGCATTGTCACGCCATTTTCTATTTTCAAAATCGAACTCGTCAGAGGTAAAGGGTTTATTCAGTTCAATAGGCTTGAACTTCGCCCACATGTTGATTTTATCGCTCCTGCAAAGTGTTGCAAGGTCGTTGCTTGTTTCGCCCAAAACAGTCTTCACATCTGCGATGCTGACGGGGGCCTGTATAATACCATTTACGATGCTCATTTCTCACCTCCTTTTAATTGTTCTATTTCTGTTTCAAGCACTTTTATCCGCTTCTTCAACCGCTCGACCTTATCGTCCACCTGCACTGCTGCTCCGAGCGCGAGTGCAATAAGTCGTGTGTCAAGGTAGTTCAGTTTCAGATAGCCATCGTCGCTTGCATAGACCATGCTTTTCAACATACTCTCCCGGACACTCTGCGCAATAAAACCGATGCCATGCTTGCCCGTGTCTTTGTAATCGAACTGCCACGTACCGCCAAGACTACGGATGATCTTCATGCTGTCTACAGCCTTGATGTTTTCTTTCAAACGCCTGTCGGACGTAGTGTAGGCCGTTACGCCACCTTGCACCAACACGTTACCGTAAAAAGTTGCATTCTTATCCCTACTAAGAATTAGTGCGTTCTGCCAGCCGTTGTTGTACACGTTAAATTGTAACTCGCTTCCCTCGAAAAGCGTATACAGAGGGAAATCTGCACTTCCAACATAAACAACATTAGAATCTGAAACAAACAAGGCGCGTCTGGCAGTACCGTCCTTAAGACGTAGCTGAAGGCCCTTGTTATTTGAAAGATTCAGGTATCCGCCAATGCTTAAGTCTTCCATTACACGGGCAGAGCCATTCACATCAAGTTTGCAGATAGGGGCATTAGTACCTATCCCTACATTGTTTCCTGCAAAGTACAGTATGTTGTTAATACCAGTCACACTGCCAAGTGCACCTGTAATGTCTCCTGTACCGTCGAAATTCTGCCCCCACAATGTGCGCATGTTCTGTAATTTTGTTGCAGAAGCAACATTATCTGTTAAATATGCTATCGTTGCCCAATCTGACCAGCCTCCAACATCTCTTTTGCTTCGATATAACATTCTTCCGACATCTGAGTTAGCTTGCCACTGCATAGCGAGCTCACTTCCTCCGTATCCTTTAATCGACAGTAAATTTCCATACGCGAAAGGATAGCCGTTTTCATATATATTATAGACATTTAGTCCAGGTGGTGGCATTTCCGTGCCTTTCAGAGGCCTATTCTGCTGTCCCTTGACATTGATAGTATCTGCCGTTGAAGCATTACCCTCCCAGCCTTTCTCTGTTATTTTGCCAAGGAGTTTTGCACCGCTTTCATCATTGTTCTGTACATCATCAGACTTGTAAAACTCGAAGACACCTCCATATTCGAAAAACTTACATCTATTATAATTCTGATGTCCTAAACGAATTGCATGTGAAAAATTAAAAGCAGAATTTTCCCCGGATATATTCCAAGCGTATAATTTATTGTCTAATATATTTAGATTGCCATTAAGCGTTCCACCAGCAAGCGACAAATATTTTCCACTTACAACATCATCGGTCAACTGGGACAGTTTCGTCAGGTTCTTTTCATCCCATATTTTTATCCACTTCGCATCCTTGATAACTTTGCCAACAGCTTCATTCTTGCGATAATATACGCTTTCATTTTGATGCGTAGGAAGTGCGAGTTGACTAATCCAGTTTACGCTATCATTCTTCGACCAGTCCATCGAGATTACGTGTCGCCACGTCGCATCAATTCCTGTTTTTGTAGTCATCACAGCATAATAGCCAGCCTCGTCTGGTGCGAAATTGACTTCTCTGTGCGTCTTGAATGTATCGACGATACCGTAACCGTCAACAGTTGTGGGTTTGTTTGTCAATGCAGAAAAAGCGTGCGTGTGTGATATGCTTGCAGCATCAGTGATACCGTACCCCTGCAGAGTCGTAGGCTTATTCAACAAAGAAGCAAAAGTGTGCGAATGTGCAGCAGGGGTAAACTCATTCGGTTTGCCTGTGATTTCATTCCAGGCATACGAGGGCTTCGTCGCAGCCTTTGCCCATGCAGGCACGTCACTTGCAGGCATGGACGTGGGTTTGTTTTTTATAATCGACCAATCCACCGAGGTGAGTGCTCCGGTCTCTACGCGTTTCAGTCGTTCATTGAGGTCGTTGCCGAGGAATGCCGAAAGGACGGCTGCCGCCTTTGCGGTAGTGTAGTCGCTCCAGCGGTCCAGGCGCTCATAGCTTGTGCCGCCACTTTCGCTCCCTCCACCTTGCACGGAGCCTGCACCGAATGCCGTCAATCCACCTGTTGCATACAGACCCGCAGCCTTTCTTGTATCCGAAACACGTGTCAGTGAAAGTGCGCCATTTTTCTCATCATAGCTGATTTTAATATCGCCGATAGTGATGCCCTTGAGGAAATTTATCAATTCCTTGGCGGTATCTTCCTTATCCTTGCGCAGGAATTCATCGTATGCAGGGCTGTCCTCCGCCAAGGCCCGCGCTTTATCGGCATAGGCGGCCCGGGCTGCATCGTTTGCCTGGAGTGCCTTGTCTGCCTGTTCTGCAAACGTAGCCTTGTCTGCCGACAGTGCATGCCGCACGTCGTCACTCTGTGCCCAGGGCGTCGTGCTGCCACCCCTGCCGGTTCCCTCAGCCCGCTTTCGGGCAAACATCTTGATATCAATCATTGCTGTCAATTTCCTTTAATGTCAGTTCTGCCGTTCCCTCTGCAAGGTTTCTGCTGATGCCCTGCACAAAGAAGTTCTTGTTTAGAAAATTATGCCTATAGTGTGCAAATGGGTCTACAAACCCTCCGCGGATATCCGTCATGTGCTGTGTCATGATCACCCGGGGCGCATGATATTCCTGATAGTAGCTGTTCACATAGAGCTGCTCGGGTTTGGCCATGCTGTCTGTCATCCGACTGTAGAGCGTGAGTACACCGTCACCGCTGGCAGCGTCTACAGGCGTAGAGAGACAGAGGGCATTCTTGACACCTATCTGCATGCATTCGTCATGCGTCAGGGCAGAGGTAACCTTGAACTCAAGGTCATCCTTGCGGTTGCAGAACGAACTCTGTGCAGCACTCATATATACGATGTCATGATCATCCCCGAGCAGTTCCGTCTTCCCATTGTCACTCACCACTTTCACTTCAAAAGACTTTATCTGTATGGAACTCACGTGTGCCAGCAGCGGAATGGCATCTTCGGTCCATTTTGTATGCCTGAAGAATGTAGGATGACGGCGTGTGATATCACTCCAAAGCACATTCACCGGACCAAGGACGATAAACCTTACCGCACCGCTCACATGGTCTCGTTTCCGAATAGGTATAGCCATACCTTCACTGTCTACGCCATGCTTCCAGCTGATGTTGTTCTGCAGGCTGTATTCGTGGCCAATCAGTTTATCACCAATTTTCGGGTCAAAACCTATGGTGAACGACTGCTGATAGTATTCGTCATCACTGCTGCACTCCGAGCGCTCCTTGTACTTGCGCCACTCGAAATCTTCCATCTGCGAGCCGCTCCCTGTCTCAACGACGCATTTGTCACCGATGATGAGCATACAGGCTATGAGTCCTACCTTGCTGATTTTATCAGTTCCGTCACCCACACTGCTGTACTTGAACTCATACAGCTCGGGGGCAGTGTCTGTGAATGGATACCACCCACTATCGCCACTTTCGTCCCAGCGGGCCTCTTCATTATGCTTAGGGTCCGAGTATGTCTGTTTCCAGAACTTGCGCGTATAGTAGAGTCTGTCTCCTTTTTTGTTCTTTGTCACATTCCCTCTTACGTCAACCTTGCCTTCAGGTGGTGTTCCACCGAACGGCATGAACACCCATTCCTTAGTCCGCAGGTCGTAGTATTTGGCTGTTACTTTCACGAGGGGGTTCAGGAGCATTTTTCCTGAAAACACAATATAGTTCGTTGTCTCCTCATCGACAGGAGAAAACATCCCCCCGGAATGCTGACTCACATAAGTGGCATAAGGAATGGAACTGTGAAGAGCAGACTCGTTCGGATACGCCTCTGCAGCACTGTTCTTTCCGTTACCGTTCACCGACAGCACCAGGACATTGTCCATGTTGATTTTCGACACGGGGCTGTTGTCTTTTCTGGCCATGGCCCGCTCCACCTTGCCATAGGAAACGAGCGCTGCCCCAAGGTTCTTGCCGAGCCACTGCAGCAACGCCTGCTGGTCCTTACCGCCACGGCCGAAGTGAACCATGAGTTCCTCACCGCTGCCAGCGCCGCCATGCATAGGGAAACGCCATGAAACATGGTGCTTCAACCACACATACCAATCCACGATGCTTCCATCATCATAGTCGGTATCACCTTCAAGCACCAAATCTCTGAAGCCTCTGTAAGCTCGTTTCCCATCGCCTAAGCTGATCAGTTCTGACATGTATTTCTGCCGTGCCGCAAAATAACTCGCGAGCGCACTTCCCTCCAATGGACTTTCAATGAGAGTTTCCTGTTTCTCCACCTTGCAGGTCAGCAGCAGCTGGTTGTAGATTTCGCCGACGCTGATAGTGGTATCCGTGCCTGCGACCTTTTCAGTCGTTATCCCTATCAGTCTGTGTGGTGATGTCAGAGGCTTGTTGCTGTAAAGGTCTTTCCATGCAATATTTTCTGCCTTCTTTACGTTCTCCCACGAAAACACATAGAAAGAAAAGCCCTGCTGTACGATGTGCAGGTTAAGGTATTTCAGCAGTTCAGTCAGCACCTCTTCTGCCGTCCACACATTATCTTCATTATCCGAGAGAAACAACAGCTCATGAATGCCTATCTGTGAGAAAATACCGAACGCATCCTCTGATTTACTTACCCCGATACTGCCGTCATAATAACAGGCCAGACTTTCCCTGCCCTGAATATCAAGATTATCCGACAGGCCTGGCAGCAGCTCACGGATGATATCCAGGAAGCTACGCTGTCCCGCGTTCTCTTTCACCTCCCTGTAGGTGATACCCTGCACACCGACATTTCTGTACTTGGAATATTGCAGGGCTGTCAGCACATCGATACAGCTGAGCTCGATTTCGTCTTCTTCCTCATTGTAGGCCTGTGAATAGGTCTGCGGTTCTATGAAGCCTGCAAAGAGGCATTCTCCCTCACGGCAGATGTTTATGATTGCATCGCGACATGAAGCGCAGAAAAGCTCAGGAATGAAATTCTTTACCAGCAGGCGTACGGTAGCCTGGTATTTAAGCAGTACATCAAAGGTGTCGCTGACCTGGCTTTCAATCTCCACGGGGTCATCCGTCCAGTTGACGCCGCAGCCTTCGGTACCGATTTCAACTTCATTCGTGCGGTCGCCCCGAGTGAGGATATGTACCTCTATGCGCTCGTTCTTTTCGTTATAGAAGTGTCCGTGTATGTACATTTTTATCTTTTTACAGTTTGATATTTGTCTTCCGTCTGCTGATACGTGTCTCGTTGGCCAGCGCCAGAACGAGGTCACGGCCACGCAGTCTGGCCTCCAATCGCCCGCCACCGTTGCTTTCACCGCCGATGAGCGATTTCAGCTTATTCAGCGGTGCAATCACTTCGGGGTTTGAGCGTGCCCCGGCATACTCTCCCATGATAGAGAGTGTAGGGCCATAGACGATGCCGCCGTCGGCAAAGGGCGTAACGCCATTGATGAAGTTGAAGAGGCGGCTCTGCTGCGCCCCGTTAAGTATCATTTCGCCTGAGTTCACGCGAGCCAGCAATTTGTCGCCACTGGGTGACGAACCACCCACGATACCACCATTTGCGAACGCACCGCTGACGGATGCCAGGGCAGCGACAACAGCGGCCACACCTGCGGCAATGGCAATGAGGTTATAAGGGAAAGGCATGCTTGCACCGCTGGCTGTAGCATTTGTTATCGCCTGCCCACCCTTGGCTGCTGTATTTCTTATAGTTGCAATTGTATCAGCTTCCGTTGCTGCAGTGTGTGAGGTGGTAGCCGAAGTTTCGCTGGCAGTTGTAGATGTTTTTACTTGACTGGCTGCCGAACTCATCTGCGTAGCACCCGTCATCGCCTTGATAATGTCTACCACGGCTGCAATGCCCTGAAAGATCTGTATTGCACCATCTACCACGCCCGCGAGTGTCTCCCACGCATTACGCCCGTCCTCGAGGGCGTTGGTCATTGATGTAATACCACTGGCGACGCCTTTCGTGTTACCCCATAGGTCTGTCAGATGCACGTCACTCTTTTTCAGCACCTTTTCATATCGTCCATACGAGCCGATGAGTTTCTCTACCTCCCCGCGCTGACTCTTATCAAGCGGATGCTTCGTATCTGCGAGCATGTCCTGAAGTTCCTTGATGCGCTTCTTCACACCGTCAAGGCCCATTACCTTGAGTTCCATCTTCAGCTCTTTTGTGTCCATGCCGTCCAGCTTTGCAGTTTCGGCATTCATTTCAGGCAGGCGTGTCATGCGGTTCAGGGCTTCGCGCTTCTGTTCTAAGGCGGTGATGGTTTCCCCGATGCTGCTGATTTCTTCTCCTGAGACTTTCTTCTGCTTTGCCTGATAGTAGGTGATAGCTTCGTCGAGCTTCTCCATCGTGTTCAAGCGACTGATATCCTCCGGAGCCTTCAGACCGGCAAGGGTTTCGTCCCACTTCTTCTTCAGGTCACCAAGGGCATTAATCTGCTTCTGTATTTCCACACGCTCGGTATCCGTAGCCGTCTTGAGTTTTTTTGTATAAAAGGCAATTTCGCCATCCAGCTGTTCATAAGTCTTTATCTCGTCAAGACGCAAACCCACGTGTGAACTGTCCTCGAATGCCGTTCGAAGTGTGTTCAAACGCTTGATTTCGCTGTCGATACCCGCCAACTTCTCATTGCTGGCTTTCTTGCGCAACTGCTGTTGATATTGCAGCTCTGCATCTATCTTCTCTAACGTGTTCAGTTCCTTAGGCCGCTTCGCATGGTCGATTTCGGCCTGTATGACTGCGCCTAATTCCTTGTATTTCGCAATAAGTCGGGTGAGCTTCTGTATTTTTGCGGTGTCAGCCTTATCGGTCTTCTTCAGCTGTGCCTCGTAGTAGGAAACATTCCTGGTCACGTCGTCAAGGGTTTTTGCGACTTTCACAGGCTTTCCTGTCTTTGAAGTGCCTGCCGTCTTTCCTGTCTTTTTCCCTGTCGAAACGCCTTGCTCGCGTTTGTTTACGGCATCACGACGGTTCACCTCCTTCTGCATCCGGCCTATTTCCTTGTTCAGGCGTTGGCGTTCAGCCGTGGCATCGCCTTTCAGCCGGGCCACTTCCTGCTGCTTTTCCTCAATCTCCTGCTTGAGTTCCTCGGTCGTGGCATCGTTCATGTTGCCACCTGTAAGCTTCGTCGACTTGCGTGAACTCTCCAGCTGCTTCTGTGCCGATATCATGTGTGAGATACAGGAGTCATAACGTGTTTGCAAGCCGCCTATCTTCGTGTTCAGGGTGTCTATCTCGCCACCCAATCGGTCGTAATAGTCCCTGCCGCCGTCCGAGGTTTCCCAGTTGTAGTGGCTTCTGCCGTTCTTGTCTAAGAACTGCTGTCCCAACTGACGGCGTTCAGCCTCCTTGCTTTCTTTCTCCAACTGCGCTGCAGCTATCTGTGAGGACAGTACTTTTGCCTGTGCCTCATAGCCCATCTGTGCACAGTAGACCTTGCTCTTCTCTATCAGCGTATCGTACCATTCGGCCGCCGTGCGGTGATATCCGAAGCTCTCGCCGTACTTCTTGTTCAGTTCCGATACTTTCTTGGCTGCATTCTCATGATTGTGGATGAGCGAGGCAAGGCGGCTGATCTCTAAATCCAGTTCTGCACGCACATCCGACGATGCCCGGCTGAAAGCATCTTCGCTCTCCTTGAGCTGATCTACGCTCTCAGCCGTATCCTCGGCTTCATCACCCATGAGACCGAACAGACTTACCAGTCCGGTGATGACAACCGAAATTCCTAAAGTGAGTGCGGCATACAGGGCGGTCACGGCAACGCTCAGCGCCAGCGTGCCGCCAGCTGCTGTGTACCCGCTTGCCGACATGATGTTCTGTGCCGTTGCCACGACCTTTTCATGTACGGCCAAGGCGAGTCCCTTGACAGCCGTCAGACTGAATGCTGCACCCAATGCCTGCAGGGAGGTAATCAGCTTGACGCAGCCGGCCACGCAGATCATGGTCTGTGCAGCTATCGTCACAAAGGGCATCGCGCCCTGCACCATACTCCCAAGTTTTTCCTTGATATCCCCCAACGTGTTCTCTAATTGCTTCTGCTTGCCGGCATCGGTCTTGGCCAATTCTGCATTCATGTTGCCCACATTGGCCGTAATCACCTCCGCCAGCATTGCAGCACGTTCGCTCTCCGTACCATACTTGAGCACACGTTCCTGCGCTTCATCGAAGGTGATACCCACACGCTGCAGTACGGCCGTCTGCCCCTGCATGGCCTTACCCATCATGTTACCGATGCCCACGGCATCCTGATTGGTGGCATTGAGGCCGTTCTGCTGGGCAATGAGGTTATTCATGGCCGGTATCAGCACGTCAAGGCTCTCTTTCTGTTTCAGGAATGTTGCCATCTGCTGGGCACCGCTGAGCTGTACTTCATCACCGATGACGCCTAATTCCTGCTGGGCAGAACACAGGTCTTTGACATGCTGGATTTCTTCGTCCGTGCTGTTCATGCGCTGACGCATGATGGTATCCAGCTGTGTCTCGGCCACTAACTGCACCTGATAGGCCTCTGTCAGATCCTGCAATACTCCGCGCAGCTCATTTATCGAATTCTGCAGTACGCCGACGGCCTGCGCTGCCTCCGACCATGTAAGCACGTCACGCTTCAACCGTTCCGCTTCGTCCTGCACACTGCGTATCACACGGCCCACCTCTTCAGCGTTGGCCGTCACGCGCTTTGCACCGCCGTCATCATGTATCTTGATTAAAAAACTGACTTCTTTTGCCATTGTTTCTTGTTTTTTTATTATCTTTGTCCCAACAACTATAAACAGTACTTATGTCAGCGATTCATTGGACACCCGTTTTCAGACTCATCAGCGAGCATCCCATTGCTTCGGTCTTCACCGTAGCCGTCTGCCTTGTTGCCTTTGTCCTCGGTGCGCTTTTCTGCCTCGGTGTCCTCAGGCATAAATAGGATTGTTTATTTCAGTCCTGCAGCACGCTTAGCTTCTCGGTACCGCCGCTTCAATTCTTCTTCGCTCACATCTTCCCGTTCCTTTCTTTTCGTATCTTCCTCCCATGGGAACTGCATCACGTCTTCAGCCGAAAGCGTATGCTTTGAATAAGGCTGCAGCATACAGAGGCATGCCATGCGCAGGCGTTCCCACTCGCCGTGCTGCTCATTCTCGTGCCATTCGTGCCAAGACTTCCAGGCTGCCTGAAACTCCGAAGGGGTGCACCGGCAGAAGTCATCCAGACTCATTCCCATGCACCCCAACGCAATTCCTTGCAGTTCCTCAATGCCTACGGCAGGGGTTTCACCGTCGTTTTTTTTTCGGCATCGCCCACCTGGGCATAGAAAGTATTCAGGCTGTCGGGTTCCAGGGAGTCTGCAAAGGTTTCGAAGTCCATTTCAAAAGTCACATCATCGGCCTTGCATGCACTCTGCACGCAGCAGTAGATGAACTGTACGAGTTCGCGGATGTCGGTCTGCTTGAGCTCACTCACATCCTTACCCACCATGTGCTTGAAACGCATCATTGCGCCCATGGTCACACGGCAGGGGTATTCCTTGCCGCCGACCGTCAGTTTCAGCATCTGTTTCTTCATAGCTTCCTGATTGCATGATTAATGACCTGTACCACCTGCTTTTGCAGCTTCGCTCAGACCATTTGTCTGCTTCTCCACCTTACCGCAGTTCTCAAGACTTACGCTGTACTTTGCATCATCGCCTGCCTGACCGTCAAGTTCCAGTGAGGTGATGATATACTTACCCTTGTAGCCGCCTGCTACCTTGCCCGTGCGCTTGTCGCCGTCACGAAGGTTGTAAGCGCAATCAACAGCATCGCCTGCAAGCATCAGGTCTTTCAGCTGGTCATAGGTAGGGGTTTCTGTATCGCCGTCCGTGAGTACACAGCCGTCGGCAGAGATGCTCTCCGAAAAGCTCTTCACGTACTTTTCCTTCCACTTGCCGCTTGCAGCTTCCTTGGTCACGCGCTCACCAGTTTCCGTAGATGTACTGACCTTGCAGCCCGTTGAGAAACCGAGGGCCTTGCCACCAACGCTCAGAATGAGGTTAGTTCCGTCTAAAACACTTTTTGCCATATCTTTTTTCTTATTAAAATTGTTGATACTATGCCGGCCGCCAACCCGACGATAAAGGCGGTGAATAATCTTTTCAAACTCCAGGGCTGCTGCGTCTTGATTACCTCTTTCTGCGTAGTCATCACCTGCTCTGCAGCTGACAGCTGCGCCTGCATCTCTTCGATGCGTTGCTCGTAGCGTGCACACTGCACCTCAAGACTGTCGCATCCGGCTTCGATGATAATCCGTGCAGGGCTTCCTTTGTCTTTCGTGGGCCGTCGGCTTACTTTCACATGCGCCTGTCCCCGGCGGGCCGTGTAGCCTGCACCTGCGGGCAGAAGGGCAAGACTGTCTTCAGCTACACTTAGCGTCACCCGTGACTCGGGCACCGTCACCCGCTGCTGCCACCGTGCGACGCTGACTGTCTGCCGTGTCGTTTCCCTCCGTGCGTGACTTTCCGCGGTGAGGCTTTCCCTTGTCGCTGTCTTCACTGAGCGACAGCTCACCGCTGACAGGGCAAGCAGCACGATGAGGACAGAGCTGGATAGCCTCGATAGCCCGCGAGAGGCGGTTGAGGGCACGGCGTGTCTTGTCGTTCTCGCCGCGGAGTTCTTCCATTTTCTCATAATTGATGCGGTTTTGTTTATGAAGCCCCACAAGTTCAGCACTCACCATATCGTACATTTGCTTGTAGGTGTCTTCCACTTTCTTCTTTTCTTCCACCGTCCTTAAGCGGCGGTTCGCAATCCAGGCAATGGCAGCACCGATACCGCCCGAAGGGATAGCCCATTGCAGGATTTGGAATATTGTCTCTGCCATTGTCGTTTGTTTTTATCGTTAAACTTGTCTGATGCCTATCGAGCGCAGCCAAGTTGGAACATCGAAACTCGGGCACGCCTTGCCGGGGTTAAGCTCATGATGTCCAACGATACGGATCTGGGGGAAACGTCGGTGAAAGTCCTCGACGTAGCGTTTCAACGCCTCATGCTGTTCTGCTGTGCGCGTATCCTTCGGCTTCCCGGCTTTGTCGCAGCCACCCACATACACAATGTGACGGCTCACGCTGTTATAGCCTGCAGCACCGTTGGTCACCTCCCATGGATCAACATTAGCGTCCTCGTTGTTATTAACGAGTCGTTCCACGCGTCCGTCCAAGTGCACCATGTCTGTATAGCCTACCTGTTTCCAACCACGGCCTGCAGGAGGGGGCGCAGTGTGCCAGCGGCGTATTTCGTCCGCGCTCACCTCACGCCCCTCCGGGGTGGCCGTGCAGTGGATAACGAGGTATTGCATTGGCTTGCTCATTCAATTCTTACGATTAAGAAGCCTTGTATCCGCTCATCATCACTACGCCGGCATCAGCCAGCTTTGGCATGCAGAGGAAGTAGTGTCGGAAGTTGATCTTGTTGCGCTGATACTCAGGGTCGGTTGCTGCCTCGCTGTAGTACATTTTTGTTGAACCTGTCGCCTTGAAGACGCGCGGTGTGTAGAATGCGAACGAGCAGTTAAACTCGCCGGCCCCGGCAGCCACGCCCAAGTTCTTCTTCTTTCCTGCCTGCGTGTAGAGCGGTGTATTGGCATACTCATAGACATCGAAGCCGAAGAGCTTACCCACCTTACCTGTAGCGCGGTCAATATTATACTGCTCGCGGAAGGTCTGACTGACAAGTAATAGGTCATTCACGTGGTCAGAACAAAGTACTAAACGTCGGTTCTCTGCCGGCACGTGTAACTTATCCATCGCGGCTTTCAGTGCCACCAAGTCGGCCATCGTCAGCCGAAGGCGACCCGTTTCAGCATCGCGTTCGCCCGTGGTTTTTAGCACGGGAGTCTTAGCGGTGTTCTCCTGTGCACAGAGGGCATGAGCGGCTTTTGTAAACTTAGAATCGTTGATGGAATTGCCATGCGATTCCTTCACGCGAGCCATCTTATCATAGCTGGCCGCATAGAGCTCGTCGTCGGTGATAGGCGTCACCTTGGTCTGGAACTTATCCAACTTCACGGCGATATCTTTGTCATTCAAGGCCTGCGAAGGTATCGGATAGGTCGTGTTGTTGATCAGGACATCAGGGTCTACGCCAACCTCTACAAGGTGTATCACGTCATTGATGACGATTGTACTCTGATCAGGTACACCGTCAAGCCATGATCCTTCCAGTCCACCGCGCAGCGATTTTACCAACTCACCTGTCCATACTTCCGTAAAGACACCTGCACGCAGTACGTCTTTCGGCAGACATGTACCTACGGCAATGGCAATCACATTCAATGCCACCGCGCCAATCCAGGGCGCAACGCCTACAGCTAAGGCTATCAAACCTCCGACAATCGCATTGACCAGCAATGCAATCATCAATTTCATAACTAATCTCTTCATGTTACTCATTTTTTTACTTTTACTTTCTTACTTTTATTTCTTTGCCTTTTCAAAGTTCGCATTTCATGCCGTACTCTGCCTCGTAGAGCTTCTTGTACTCCTCCACATTCTCGGCACGCAGCTTCACAAGTTCGTCAGCCGGTACTTCACTGAGTTTCGTGTATGTCTTCTCGCTGGTCGATTCGGGAGTGCTTCCTTGATGTCCCAGCATCGCCGACAGCTTCACCTGTGGCTTCATGGCCTGCAAGGTATTTTCCAACTCCTCGGCACCGATCTTCTTGCCCAGCTCCACAAACTGTTCCTTATGCTGTGCGTCAAGACGCTTTTCAGCGATAGCAGTGTCAACCAACTGCACAATACGCGCTTCAGTGAGCTTCTGTGCCTCCGCCTTTAAGGTGTCGTTTTCCTGCTGCACGGCCTTCAGCTGTGCCAGCTTCTCGTTAATCTCTTTCTCCGTTGCCGTCTCCGGCAGCCCTAACTGCAGGGCAATGACTTTCTGTTCCATGTCTTCTTGATTTTGATTGTTATTTTGATTGATAAGGGGGAGCCCGCAGGTTCCGTCCTTACTTAAAGTTATCCGCTTTCCGTCTTTTTCCAAGACGATTGCATCATCATTGGCCCCGATATCGGCCACACTGACTTCGAAGAGGCTGCTCTTCGTGATTGTCGGGCGGGTCTGTCCTGGTACCAGTAAGGCAGGGTCTTCACTGGTCTCAATAATCTCAAGCCCTGCACTGACCATGCGCAGGCTACCGAACTCGAACTGCTTCTGACAGCGCTCACTCTGTTCCGAAGCGCAGTCGAACATCAGTTCTCCCGTTATCTCATCGTTCTCTACCTTCAGGTCTTTCACGTAGCCAACGACATTGCCGCGCTCGTGCATATATAAAAGTACGGGGTTTCGCTTATACTGTTCCACATCAATGCCTGCTGTCAGTACGCGAAAGCCGTAGCAGTTCAGGCTTTCATTTGAAATTCTTACTCTTTTTCCCATCGTTTTGTAAAATTTGATGCTGCAATATTACAAGTTAATCCACAGCAGAGCAAATAACAGTGCAAGCATTGCAGTATAGTATGCAAGCATTGCACACTTTCTTTTAAGTGTCAATATTTTAGACCAATTTTGCAGGCATAATTCAAACATTATCATAGCGAAATGACAAAAGAAACTGAAAAGAAAAAATCGCTCGCCCGGTCACTCTATCTCTCGGGAATGGAGCAGAATGAGATTGCCGAAAAGGTAGAAGTCTCGCGTATAACCATCTCAAGATGGGTGAATAACGAGGGGTGGAAAGAAGCCCGCGCCGCAAAGAATATCTCGCGTCCTGAATTAGTGAACAAACTCCTGCTGACCATCGACGGACTGATAGAGCGCGTCAACAAGTCGGACGACCCGACACTCATCGGCTCATTGGCTGACAAACTTTCGAAGCTGTCGGCAACGATAGAGAAGCTTGACAAGAAGGCGAACGTCATCGACGCCATCGAGGTCTTCATGGCATTTAACCGGTGGATACAGGACCAAGCTTCTTATGATCCCGAGATTACCCCCGAACTCATCAAGGCCATCAACAAGTACCAGAACAAGTTCCTCATGGAGCGTATGCAGAACCCGTCTACATTATAACACACAACAAATATGGCTACGATTACAGAACTCAAACAGATGCAGCTGGAGTGGCAGGAACACTGCCGGCAGATACAGAGCATCACAGACACGAAGAGTCTCGTCCGTGAGACGGCCGTCGAGAAAGAGCGGCGTATCCGCAGACTGCAAAAGGACTATGCCGCCTTTTGCGAGTATTATTTCCCGCATTTCCTGCAACAGCGTGACAAAGTCACTGGTGAAGTCGTGCGCATCGTACACAATGCACCCTTTCACAATGCTGCTGCACTGAAAGTGAAGAACACGCCTAATTTAAAAGCGGTGTTTAAGTGGCCCAGGGGACATGCCAAGTCCACGCATATGGACATTTTTACACCGCTGTGGCTGATGTTCCAGCCTAAACGACTTATCGATTTCATGGTCGTTGTCGGCAAGTCCGAGGACAGTGCAAACCGACTCCTTGGTGACATTCAGGCGGAGCTCCAATACAACAAGCGTATCATCGCCGATTATGGGAAACAGATGTCAATGGGCGACTGGACGGAAGGGGAGTTCACCACCAAGGACGGAGTGCATTTCCTGGCGTGTGGACGTGGACAATCACCGCGTGGTTTGAGAAAGCGTGAGTCACGCCCGGACTATATCGTTATTGACGACCTCGATGATGATGAACTCTGCCGTAACCCACGCCGCGTGCGCGAGATGACAGACTGGGTGAAGGAAGCGCTCTTCGGTGCACTTGACGTAGGCCGTGGACGCTTTATCATGGTGGGCAACCTTATCTCGAAGACTTCTGTACTCGCAGATATCTGCAAAACTAAAGGCGTGCATGTGTCTGAGGTGAAGGCCGTCGACAGTGAAGGCAACCCTACATGGCGCGAAAAGTGGACGAAAGAGGAAGCACGGACTTATGCCGAGTTCGTGGGCTACCGCGCATGGGAAAAGGAAATGATGCACAACCCCATCACCGAAGGTACGGTCTTCAAGCAGGAATGGATTAAATATGCCAAGCACCCGGCATGGCGCGACTTTGACGAACTCGTGCTCTATATAGACCCGTCGTGGAAATCGAAGAAAACAAACGACACCAAGGCGGCAAAACTGTGGGGAAAGTATAAGTCACAGCTGTGGCATCTGCGGGCCTTTGTCAGGAAAGCATCTGTGGCAGAACTCGTACGCTGGTGCTACGACCTTTACGAGTGGAGTCTTGAAAAAAACATCTCTATCCGCTTCATGATGGAGGCCAGCTTCATGCAGGACATCATCCTCGATGATTTCACGATAGAGGGCACTCAGCGCGGCTATCAGCTACCCATCACGGGAGATAAGCGCAAGAAGCCGGACAAGTTCCAGCGCGTCGAAGCTATCAGTCCGCTCTGGGAACGGGGCTTTGTCTACTACGACATCTCGCAGAAGGAAGACCCGGACATGCAGGCGGGCATTGCGCAGACGCTTGCCTTCGAAAAAGGCATGAGCGGCAACGATGATGCGCCTGATGCAGACGAGGGTGCAATATGGCAGTTGCAGCGCACCACGCGGCAGGAGAGTTTTCAGCCACAATTCAGCAAAAGACAAACCTCAAAAAACAGTTGGTAAAATGAAAAAATTAATCAAAGACATCATTTTTGCTTGGAAGTTCAAGCGTGCAGTCAGGAAAGCGGACTATCTGCGTCACATCACGCACCGCAAGTATATGGTCATCGTAATCAAGGGGAGACTTGAGGTCATTTCTAAACAGGATATCAAAAAGTTCGTTGCCGGCGGAGTATTCAGAAAAGGAATGACCGCCGCCGATATCGAGCGCAAGGCATTGTATATAACCCTATAAAGCAAATCCTATGTTTGTAACAGATGAAGACTATCGGGTAGTAATCGGCGAAGCCGCTTTAAAAGTCGTTTCACAGACATCGGCCGAGATACGGGCTAACGCTGAGCGCGAGGCCATGGAGGAGATAGCAGGCTATCTGCGCCCTGTATACGACACCGAGGCCACGTTCAAAGCCGAAGGTGATAACCGCAACCGGCTCATCGTGATGTATGCCTGCGACATCGCCCTGTATCACATGACGGCAGCCATGCCGCAGAAGATGGGCAGTGAAATCCGAAAGGAACGCTATGAGCGGGCGATTAAATGGCTTGAGGGTGTACAGGCGGGAAAGATTATTCCCGCGCTTCCCGTGGCCACGGATGCCGCAACGGGCGAACCTTCCGGGACGGGCGTAGTGTGGCATTCGCAGAAACCCCTCAGACATAACTGGTAATAACCCATTAAAGTAATTTCTATGAATATCAGAGATATTTTTTCCTCGCTTCGTGGCCGTGACAATGACCACATACTTCGCACCCCTTACGGCACCTTCAACCTTGCCAAGGACGATGAAAAGGCGCGCGTGAAGCACGTCATCATGCAGCTTCAACAGACCACCGACGCCCTCACGCGAAAGGACATCGCCGACTGGCGGCGTGCATGGCAGGCAGCTATTAATATTGACAACCCCAACCGCAGTCCGCTCTACGACATCTACCGCGACACCGATGCCGACGGGCATTTGTCAGGGTGTATCCGTCAGCGCGAGGGGTTTGTCATGGCAAAGTCGTTCAAAATTGTAGATGACAAAGGAGAGGACAAACCTGAACTGCTCGACTACTTCGACCACGCGTGGTTCAAGGATTTTTGTCAGTATGTACTTGATTCTCGCTATTGGGGGCATTCGCTCATTGAGCTGGGCGATATCATCGGCACAGGAACGGCTGCCATGACCTACGACTGCGTGAGGCTCATTCCCCGCAAGCACGTCATTCCCGAATACAGTCGCGTCATCATGCAGCTCGGACAGGACTGGCGTGCAGGCATAGACTACCATTCACCGGCTGTGGCCCCTTCGCTCATCGAGGCGGGCAAGCCTTACGACCTCGGACTGCTCCTGAAAGCTACGCTGCACACGATACCGAAGAAGAACATGCTCGCGTTCTGGGATACGTTCGGGGAAATTTTCGGTATGCCTATGCGCATCGCAAAAACCTCTTCGCGTGACAAAAAGGAGATTGACAGGCTACACAGGATGCTCATTGATGCGGGTGCGTCACAGACGGCCGTGATGCCGCTTGATACAGAACTCGAGTTCGTCGAGTCCACGAAGGCCGATGCCTATCATGTGTATAACGAGCGCGTCAGCAGGGCCAACTCCGAAATCTCAAAACTCATCATCGGGCAGACAATGACCATAGAGGACGGCTCGTCGCTGTCGCAGAGTCAGACGCACCTGCAGGTGTTGCAGAACCTCGTCGAGGGTGATGCCGACATGCTGCGTGACGTCATCAACAACCAGCTGCTGCCGCGCATGGTAGCACATAAGTTCCCACTCGCGGGTTGCCGCTTTGATTGGAACGACGCCATTGACTACACGCCCGAGCAGCAGGTGGCCTACGAGTCGATGATTGCCGACCGCTATGATGTTGACCCGGCATATTTCGCAGAGAAATACGCTATGCCCGTGGGGGAAAGAAGGAACCCCACCCTGACCCTCCCCCAAGGAGAGGGAGAAGAAACGGGCGGTAAAAAGAAAATGTCGTGGAATTCTCCTTCCCCTTGGGGGAGGGCTGGGGAGGGGTCGTCTTTTTTCGACTAAGCCCCGCTGCCTATGTGGGGCTGCACAATCGTTATGAAGCGTTGCTCGCCGGTGAGCATTGCTGTGCTTTATCAGCAAAAAAGATAGACCCGAAGCAACAGGAACAGCTTCGCGCTGCGTTCAAGTCGATGATGAAAGGCCTTTTTAGGCAGAAGGGAGCATCGCTTGATATCAATATCATCACCTCCAAGGAGGCGCAGGCCTTTATCGAAACACATGCCGATGTGTTGAATAGTGCTTTTGAGCAAACGAAGATGTCGGCTACCATGCGCGATAGCTTGGAGCATTCTACCTATGTTTTCTCGGGGCTCAAGACCTTTCATGAACTGAACGAAGCGTTCCCTTCCTTGGTCGATGAGCAGGGTAATAAAAAGCCGTTTGAACGGTTTTTGAATGACGTTCAAAAGGTGGATAAAACCTATAATGAACATTACCTGCGTGCAGAATACAACTTTACCCACGCCGCAGCTGATATGGCAGCCAAATGGGAGGAGTTTGCCGAGGACGGTGACCGTTACAACCTGCAGTATCGAACTGTCGGCGATGATCATGTGCGCCCCGAGCACGCTGCCTTGAACGGCACGACGCTACCTTTCAGCGATGCGTTCTGGGACAGCTACTATCCGCCCAATGGCTGGAACTGCCGCTGTACGGTAGTGCAGGTACGCAAGACGAAATATCCCGAAACACCGCGCGGGGAAGCCTACAGGCGTGGGGCCGAGGCCTTGGCTAATGACACGCGCGGCATGTTCCGCTTCAATCCCGGCAAGCAGGGCAAGGCCATGCCTGACTACAATCCCTACAGCATACGCCGTTGTAACGACTGTGACCTTGCCAAGGGGAAGACAAACCTTGCTTTTGTGCCCGAGAATGAACTGTGTGCTGCGTGCAGATTAATCAGATTGTCTCAGCAGTCAGGAAAGAGTCAAAAACTTACACCGCAGGAATTCAGGGAAGCATCCAATAAAGCCATTCAGTGGGCAGAGAACAATCTTACTCCGACTGTCATCAACAACCAGCCGGCAAAGCGAAGCCTTGTGCAGACAGCAGACGGTCATGTTATTGGGGTAGGCAAGAAGTTCTTCTCAGAAACAGCAGCTAAGGCAATACATGATCCTGATGTAGTCCATGTCCTGAAAACTGCTACCGAATTCAACGAATGGCTGCCACAGGCAACACTGGTCAGAACGGAGCAAGGGCGGCATCATAACTGTATGTTCAGTGTCTACCATGTGGTATACCAAGGACAGACAATAGAATTCAAGTGCAAAATGACAGATGGGGAACTGCTCTATATGATGAAGTTCATATAAACAAAAAAGAAGCAAATGGTCATTCCGGCGACCTGCACATCTTGCGATGCCGACGTGTGAAATGCCTCCTACATTGCTTCTTTACTGCAAATATAATCATTATTTCAATACAAACAATAAAACGGACGATATTTTTTCATATTCCAATAAAAAAGCCTGCCGGCATGGAGACCGACAGGCTTTTTCCTGAATGATACGCTGCTTATAATACACCTTTTACGCCATACACCTCAATACTCTCAAGAATATCCTCGTGATTGTGGTTGGTGATAGTTTCTGTAAGACGCAGTCCGTGAAAGCTGTCACCCTCCACGCTGTCCATGGCTGCGCGGATTTGGGCAATTAAAGCCCAAGCAGCTTCCTGTCCACCCTCCAACCAGTCCGTTACGACGTGTAGCCGCACGCTGCCTTCACCACGATAGCCACCACCTGTGTAGGGTGCCCAGGCAATAGGGCCAAACTCCACGAACACCGCAGGACGTTCCCAGCCCTCTTCTTGTTCGATGAACTCCACATTGTGGTTCCACAGGTCGATGTGCTTAACCTCAGGCACTTTTCCAACAGCAGCCTTGATAGCTGCATACAGTTCCTTTCTCATTGTTTTATCCTTGTTTTTATTGTTGTTAGTATACGTTCAATCTCATCACAGGCACTCGAAAGTAATAATTTTCCGTCTTCGACAGGGCAGCCGTCATCAGAGAACATGAGCATCTCTATCCTGCAATCGTAAAGTCGGCTGCGAAGTACATCAAGTTCCTCGGTTACAATACGACTCACTTTACTTCTTCTGATAAATGGAAATTTCATATTTTCACTTTTTTAGTTTAAATTCGTTGTTAAAATATTCCTCTAAATTTTGCTCGATGATTTCCGTCACAGCCTTTTCAACCTCGGGCGCAGCACCTAAGAACTGCCGCCGAGGAATGTGTATCACGCTGCCTACGCGCATCAGGGCCATATACTTCCAAAAGGTGGCCTCACTGCTGAGCTGCTGTGTGCGGTGATCGTTACGCTTTTCGCCGTTCTTCTTGCGTCCGAAACCACCTACGCACTCGTAATAGCGATGCCAAAAATAGCCTCTCATGCGCTGCGTCACCTTGATTTCTCCACCCTCGTTGTGTATGTCGGCCGCAGGGTGGGCGGAATAGAACGTTACGCCACCGCTGGTGATTTTGCTCTGAACACTGCGCCGCAAGCCACCTGTGTCTACCAACGTTGCTCGCCCAGGACGTAAGGGACTACGTCGCCTTGCCCATCTTTCAGAAAAGAAACCCTGACGTTCGAAGTTCCTGTCGAACTCCTCCTTCAGTTCAATCTGTACATCCCGCAGTATCCGAGCGAACACATGTACCAAATCATTCTTGCTCATCGTCGAAATCAAACAACAAAAGCGGACGAGGAGAAGCAGGGCAGTCCTTTTTTACGCTTACATCATATTTCAGCATATAATAAAAGGTTCGCTCACTGATACCATACTCGGGATAGATATATCTGCGCCAGATCTCCCTGTTCGAGAGGCCCGACCTTGCCCATTGCTGATAAACTGCATTCACGTCCGCAACGCGTTTCAGATAGCTCACCCCACGACGGCGCTCATTGTCCACTTTCATTGTTTATAAAGATTGTTTTTGTTATTAATTCATTTAACCGCAAAAGCATGGCAGCCCATTTGCTGCCATGCCGTCATATCTTACCATCATATCTCCGGGACTTACATCCTGCAGAAACTCGGCTCTATCCGACGCCATACATTCGTCTCCGGATTGCGCTTTGAGAAGTAGTAGTTGACCGCGTTCTTCTGTACCACGTTTGCTTCTTTGAAAAGTCCCATGATTTCACTGTACTCGCTGTCGAACTTATCCTCTAATTCATAGAGTTTCGAAATGCTCTTGTAATCAAGATCACCAGACTTGTTGCGCTCAAGAAGTGTCATAGCCATTTGATACATGGGGTCATCGGCCCCTTTTTCGCTCTTCTTCATATAACGCTTGAGGTAGTCAATAAGACGCTCTGCTGCAAGGTCGGCACGCTCGTCAAAGCCTTTCACCTTGTTACTTGCTATCTCCAGACGGAAGTCGCCGTCAGTGATGGTGTAGCTGCGCTGGTCGCTCTTGCGCAGTTGGCCATAATCACGCATCACACCTACGAAGCCTTCGACCTCACTTTGTAGCCAGTCATGAAAACTTTGCACGTCAGCAGCTACTGTCTGCAGGCGTTCCTCCACGCCATGCAGCAATTCTGCACGCAGACTCTCGTAGGTTTCGCGACGCTGGATGCGACTTTGTTTCTCCTCGTTTTGTAACTCGGCGAGCAGCTTTGCCCGCTCCTCCTTGCTTAAATTCTTGATGTTTACAGTTGTTTCCATATTCTTTTGTTAATTAAAAATTAATTTTCTGTTGAATGGTTTACGGATAGCATGACAATGGTTCCCCTGCTTTCAGAGGGACTGGGGGAAGCTTCCTTTTTTCGCTTTATTGCCCGCAGCTTCACGGCAAGGGCCTCGAGTTCATCTATACTGATGTGGCGGAAGGCTTTGCCGGCGATGCGTGCATCTTCGCAGAAAGCATTCACGCGGTTCCAGTCTGTAGTGTCAATGCCGAGCTGCTGCATCAGTTTCAGGCACACACTGCGCTTGCGTCGTAGTTCTCTGCGAATGTCTGACATACGCTCGTCATAGCCTGCTACCTGCTCCATATCGCGACACATCTTGTTATATTCCTGCTGTGTAGTCTCGCGCAGGTGTGTTGTTCTGCCGTTCGTATATTGCTCCACAAGCGTTTCCTTATCAGCGCCGGGCATTTTCTTGAGCAGGGTGTAAAAGCGTGCGTAGTTTCTCTCGTTTGCCATAGCTGTTTTATTTTTGCATGTAATACACTTGCAAAGGTTTGCCATTGCGTTTGATAAGCAGGCGCGTTTCTCCGTCCTCGGTTAGCAGGTCGGCCGCCACCTCGCTCCTCACCATGATATCCCGCCGCGTGTAGAGGCTACGAATGAAAGCATCTACAAAGTCCTGCAGCGCCAGCCAGTCTTCGGGTGTGTCTTCTATACCACGCATGGCGTAGTGCTGACTGACTTCAAACTGCAACCGCAACAACCACTCGGGTTTATCGTTCGGTGTCATTGAATAATACTTTAATTTTCCCATATCGTCTTTATCTTTTCATCGGGTTATTTGTTTTCTATTGTTTGAACTCAGGAAGGACTCCGAGATATAAATATCTGTTATCATCTGTTCTATAACATGTGCAATAAAATAGTATGTTGTCTTCCGACCTAATTGCGTCACCGCCTTGAATAAAGTCACGAGAGCAATAATAAGGAGGAATAATTTCTCCAATATAGTTACACAAATCCTCACTTATCCAATCGCCGGGACTTAGAAACTCCTCTAAGTCTTTTCCTGATTTTTTCCACTGCTTCAATGTTTTGATTGTCTGCATCTTATTTTAATTTATCATTCTCCTGCTTTCCACTCAATCGTCACCACCGCATCAAGTCTTCCGCTGCCTTTACACACGGGGCATCCTTGCTTGTAGCGTTCACGATAGCAGTTTTCCTGCCAGTGGTAGCCGTTGCCTTGGCAATAGGTGCATACGTGCCCACGGCTCAAAAAGCGCTCTCCCATGCGCCCTCCTGGGCTCATCAGCCCAGGGGCAATTTCTATTGTTCGTTTTTCCTTACTCATATCCAATCTACTATTTTATTTTCAAACATTGTAATCTGTTTTATTTTCTTATCTATTGCTTTAGCGAAGAAAAACTCTGCCAAGGCACCTGGGCTTTCGTGCCAGTCAGGAAGCAGACAGATGATATCACACCGTTTCAGTTGCATAATGTCAAGAAGAAGTATCTCTTCATAGAAGTTCGTGCCACATGCCTTTGCGTAGTTCTCTGCCATGATGCCAAGCCCGCTTTGAGTCGGATTAAACACTTTATATCCTTTTGCTTTCAACCACGCTTCTGCCTCTGCAAATTTCTTGCGAGT